TTTGTTCCAGCAATTACAATTTGTACTGTTGCACCACTTGGTATTCCATGAGGTGTTGAAGTAGTTACTGTTACTGTACCTGTTGCCCAAGTAATAGCAGTAATATTAATCGCTGGGTTGATAATTGATGTAAGACTACTCACGCTAGTTAATAGTTGAGTTGTACCTGTAGCTAAAGTAGTACCCCCTTGGCTAACAAATGCACCTGTCCTTTGAAGGGTACTAGGAGCACTCGCTACCTGCTGGGTTACTACTACATTGACAATGTTGGGCATAATGCTTCCTTATTTAAAAAATTAAATGAAGCTGATAGATACAACTTGACCAGTTCCTACTTCGTACACGATGCCATTTTTACAAGGAAAATCAATTGTATAAGTACCTACAGTATTAGGGATGACAGCAACTAAATTTGAAGCACTTGCTCCACCAATAGTTGCAGAATCATAAATTCCACCTGTTGTTGATCCTGCTGTTGTTACATTGACTTTAGCGATACGACCACCTGTTGATTTAACTAAAGTATTTGCTGATACATTCAAGAATGTATTGATGCCTTTTGCTGTAATTAATGCACCATTAATTACTGCTGGTTGTCCATTTCCAATTGCCATGATAACTCCTTATTTAAACTGTTAAACACATAAAAAAAACTACACTGGTACAGTACCTCTTGTAAGCGTAATAAATGCTTGCTGTATCAGTTTTAATGCTACATCATTTACTGTATTTTGATAATAACTAACTTCAAAAATAATTGATTTTTTCTGAGCAAGAATACCAAATTCAGGCTGAGTAACCTTTTCATCAAAAATGATAGGCATATTCATCATCCCAATGTTATCAGTATTCAAACTGTATTGATAGATGTAATTTACAAAATTTAAGGCTTCTTGATTTCTGATTCCAAAGATATTAATTTTTACTGTATCTTTGGCTAATTGTGTAATGCTATATTGTGTAGCAACTTGATTTTCTCCTGCCACAGCATAACCAGCTACAGCATATCCAGCTACAGCAGTATGTCCACCATTTGCACTAGGAGAAATATTATTCACAATTGGGAATTGTCCAAGTGCTATTGTGGATTGAATATCTACAGAAGCATAAGGGGGTGAAATATTCTGCCCAACCAAATAGGATGGATACATTTGAAAGAATTGATTCAAAGATAACCAAATAGGTAAACTATTAGAAACAATCACACTTGTAGAATCAAAATCTGTCATCGAGTTGATCAACTGTGTATTCATAATAGAATACAAAGCATCACCACGATAATGATATAAATCTGCTTGTTTATAATAGTTATCTCTACGACTGAAAGCAAAAGTTAAATCTTCATAATTCGCTACATATAACAAATTAGGGTTTAGTAGATTGAAATCTTGTATAAGTTGTGGAGAAGTAAAAATAGTATGGTTATAAGCTGTAGTGCGATCTTCCAACTGATGCATTTCAGTATTAAAATGGAATGATCCATTAACTGTAATTTTCCTCGATGGAAGGGTACTCCCTTTGTTGTTGAATTCAGCAAAACCATAAGTTAAGGCATTATAAATTGCTGTATCATTTAAAAGTGTTGCATTTACCCAAAAAACATAGCCATCCAAAGGCAAAATTAACTTCACATACAAAGTAAAAGTAACCTGTTCATTTCCTGACAGGGTTTGCATACCTTGAGTTAAACCAGCACCTAATTGTGGTTTAGCTCCTGAAGTTTCATTAACTGTGGTCATTATTCAACCCATGCTTTTAAAGATGCTTCTAAAACTCCTGAATATATAAAAGAAGGTCTACGAGCATTTTTAGTTACTTTTCGTACTCCTCTTTTACCTTTTACATATTGCTTGGCTGATACATTTTTCATACGATAATTTGTACCATCGAGAGCGGCTTGTGTTGGTACACCTTCTATTCCAACATTTTCAACTTGTTGCAAATAGATCCACTTTTTTAAATCTTCTTCAATCATGGATGCACCAGCATTAATTGAATTTTGATAAGGAACTCCCAAAGCCATTTGAGCAATAGCTTGTTCTAATCCTTCTGCTAGATGATTCGCTATATTTTCAGTTTTATTATCAACAAATGCTGAAAATAATGTATATTTTTCTTCGAGTAACTTACCAACTTCATAAGTTGTTTTTTCACCATAAGGTTCAGGGACATCAATAACCCCAAGGTGCAATTTCATGTTAATCCCCAAAGAGTTCCAATAGTTTGCATAAAAGCTAATGCTTGTCTGCCATAAGGATCTTTAATTGCTTGTAAATCTAATAATTGTAGATTTTGTAATCCTTTGCCTATTGTCAATGTTTCACTGGTGGAAACATCGCTTGCAGAGCTTATTACTCCAGCTACAAAATTATTCATGCCATAGGCTTGTCTTGCATCAGCAAAAAATTTTTGACCTGCATAATCTTGTTGCCACTGTATTAATTGACTACCACCCCAGTTATACACAGTTAAGGTATAAATATCAGGAACAGTATTAGCAAAATCTTTAGGAACAATGTCCAATGCAATTTGAAAAGCATAGGCATATCCTTGATCTGTAGGACTTATGACTACAGAATTCAATCCCATTACAGCTTGTGACCAAGCTACAAAACCTGCTAATGTTGGTGGAGAAGTAATGGGATCACTCATAATCAAATTGTACCTAAGTTAAATTAAAAAATCATGCTTTTCTTGGTCTACCTCTACCTTTTGGAGCAATACCTTCTTTTACTACTTCAATGGTTTGTTCAAATTTAGGTTCATTATCAGCATAATGCTTTCTTTCTTCGATGATTTCCACTTCCAAAGGTGCTTTTTGCTTTAAACCCATTTGTTGAGCAGTTTCAGATATTTTTTGATCTGATGCTACTGCTGTAATTTTTCTTGCTTCAGTTGCTCTATCAATCATGGCTTGATCTCTTACAGAAATGCCATTTTCAATAGCTTCAACATTAACAGGCTTGTCTATACGATAAGCCATTCCTGAAAAATTACCTTTAATTTTATCTACAGGTACTAACCCATAAACCTCATGTTGTTTTATGATTTGATCAATTTCATCTTTTGATCCTTGAATCTTAACTTGTGATCCAGCCCTTATTCTTTCCATAAAAGGTCTTGGATTTTCAAACAACATATAAGTAAATTGATGATCCTGTTTTGTACAATTAGCTATATAAAGTTCCATAATATTTCCCCAGTTGGGTGGGTGACAGATGATGCGGCACTCCTTTTGAAAGTACCCTGCCACCCATTGTTACAAACTTGGCATCACACAAGTCTTAATACTATAACATTAACTTTTTGAAGCTGGTGATTCTGATGTATTATCTTTCGATACTTCAGGAGCAGGAGTGTCATTTACAACTGAATCGTTGTTTTTCTTTCCCATAAACTCACGAACTTCTTCCATGAATTTTTCCAATTCTCTAAGAACATTTTCAATCATCATTTTTTTTCCTTTAAAAAAAACCCCACAATTAAGTGGGGTTAGTCTACTTCGCACATGAAAATTAATAAGCCGCAGATAACAAATACATAGCTTCAGGTCTTAAACCCCAACCTGATGTAGATCTCATTGTGTATAAAGTTGTAATGCCACCATCAGGGATTGGAGTAGGAATCTCTGTAGGAGCAGATACATCAGTAAGCATCAATGAAGTAGCTGTTGTATTAGGTGTTAATGTAGCAAAAATGTTAGTGTTGATCTGAGCATTAGCTTTAGGGATGTTGAGTTCAGGAGCAATTAAAAGAATTGCGTCTGTACCACCAGCACCTTGACCAATCAAAGTATCATCTACTGCAAAACTAACATCATCACCACCTGCCCACTTAGCAACTGTTTCAACTAAACCAGCCGCTGTTTCAACACCAGCACCAATTCTTTGGAACTGAGTTAATGAAACAACACCTGAGTAGCTGATTTGGCTAATAAAGCGTTGTGGAGCTAAGAATACTAAACGCAATGGCTGACCAATTTGCAATGTATTAGTCTTTAAAGTACCAATCATATTCAATAGGTATTGAGCCAATTGTCCTGAATCCCACTTAGAATAGCCTGTATTACCATTAGTATCAGCACCTAAAGTAGATGTTGTAATACCAGCAGTATTGAGCAAGCCTTCACCATTTGAAGGATTGTATCCAAATAACAATGCATTACGCAATTGTTGAGCAATACCTTGACGAGCCGCAAGTCGCATAGCTTGTGGTAATGCATAACCCCAAACACCAGTAGCCGCTTCATCAAAGTTATCATACTGTGCTCTAGTTTGAACACGATATGTAGCAGTGCTGATCATAGAAGGAATGACTGAAGCACTTGGCAATTGGTTAAATTGAGATTGGTTAGCTTGAACCTGAGTTGTTACTTGTAGCTTTTTAGCATACACATACAAATCAGCTTCACCCAATCTTGGCATTGGATTTTCTGTAGCAAGGGTTGTAAACGCACCTGACGCTAAACTGTACTGCATAATCAGTTCAGGCATCATATAGTGTGGGTTAGCTGTTACAAATGAGGGAGCAAAGCCTGACATAGTAAAGTTCCTTTATTAAATTAGGCAAAGAGCCACATATTGATTGTAAATCCAGTTGGCTGTATTTGTTCCTGAACTATAGGAAACAGTTTTATTGCCACTGGTGCTAACTGCGATAACCTTTACAGGGAAAGCAGATTGTGTACCGGGTTGTGTTGTTGTTACCCAGTTGTTTGTGTAGTTAAAGTAAACAGTAGTTGTAATCAATTGTCCATCAATACCTACAGAAGCAGGATCAAGGATCAAAGGAATACGAGCACCACTACCAAAACGATAGAAGTTTACTGACATACCGGGGCTGTATAAAGGTGCTGTACTTTGTGGAGTAGTGATACCTGCATAAGCCTGATTGTAAACTGCAATACCTGTTGGGTTTGCAGAGCCAGTAGCTTGAAGAACTGAAGAACCAAGAGTTGCAGTACCGGGCTGTACATTACCTGATAAAGTTCCTTGACCATTTTGTCCAACAGCAGAGAATTCCTGAATTGGAATACCACCCCATAATGGAGTAGTTGCTGATGTTGAAAGAATACCACCAGCTAAATAAAACTTAACTGCTGGATCATCTTGTGCATCACCTTGCGTAAAACCAGCAGAGTTGGTATTAAATAAACCACTCGCATTGGTTGTTTGCATAGGATTTAGTGAAATGAGTGCTGACATAATCTAATCCTTATCTTTTGAAGTTGTTGAGGTTGAATTCCTTAACTCTTTGAGCAGGAACTTTAAAAGCATCTAGCCAACCAAAACCACCTTTGAACTTGGTAATAGTACGACCTGAAGCATCTCTTTCCTTAATTTCATATTCTGCATCATTAGCATACAAAGTAGGAGATTTAGCGGCTTTCAATGCGTCATTGAAAATTTGCTTTTCTGCAATAGAGAGCATCTTTTCACCCTTGATTTCTTTAAGAAGATTTACATCTTTATAAGTATCAGAGTATGCCTGTAATCCACGCAACAAACGCTTACGATAAGCAATTAAACTTTCGCCTTGTAATGGTCTTGAAGCAGATTTGCCAAATGATGCAAATACTGAATCAGCTTTAGCTTGAGCATCAGCATATTTTGCTTCTTCTTCATCCATCTTCATGGCTTCTTCATCTTTCTTAGACATTTTTTTGTCATCGTCATCATCGTCATCATCGTCATCTTTTTTGAATTCCATGTGACCCGGATGTTCTACTTTACCTTCATCATCAGGCTTCATTTCTCCAGCCTTTCCATGTTCTTTAGGATCAGAGCCTTCAGCATCCATGCGATCATCATCTTCATCTTTACGCTTTTTAGCATCCATCTTTCTTTCCATGAATTTCTTGGCTTCTGATTCTGATTCTTCTTCATCATCATCGCACATTGCATCATCATCGTCTTTTTTGGCTTTCTTTTTGTCAGCCGCAGTAACCAATGGTGGTGCTGGTAAGTTTTTTTCCATACTATCTACACGATAAGCAAGATTGCTCAAGGCTGATAGAATGGCATCTAATTTTTCACCTTGGGCATCTGCCTTTGGTGCATTTACATTTTCATTCATATTTGATACCTCAGGGTTAGTTAATAAAACTCCGGCTGGATCGCCACCTTTATCCCATACTCCCTTAGATCCTCTAGCTTTGGTAACAATAGCTATATGATCTAAAAGAAATGGAACACCTTCTATTAAGAGTGGTTCACCATTCTCAGTAGTAAGTGTAGTGTTTCCTGCTGTATTGTCAAATACAACAGAAGGGGATGTACTAATTTCACCTTCGCAAATCTCATTAATTGCGTTTTGATCGTAAATTTTAGCAATACCCCAAACTTCGTCACCTTTAATATAAGGCAACATAATACTTCCAACTGCTCTATCTTTGAATTCTTTTCCATTCAATACAGCAGTTTCAGGATGATCCATGATCACCATTAAACCATTACATCTTTTTAAAAATTCATCATTTAAATACAGTGACGAATCTCTCCAAACATATTCACCTATAGAACCTCTATATGCTAATCCAGTTCCAGTAATGCGAATTGCCAATAGCATAATATTCGCATACATTTGTGGACTTGGCAAAACATTTACTTTAATTAATTCTGCAACATCTAATTCAGTTTTAATGCTTGCTACTTTCATTGCTATTTCTAAACCGGGGTGCAATGGCTGTGGTGGCTGATTAACAGGACACCAATCGTATCCAGTAGATTCATAATTTAGCTTAACATCGCACTTTTCAAAACCTCTTGCGATATAAGTACAAAATTGACCATCATCATGCAATACTTCAAGTTTGCCCTTGTAATCAATCCCTGTTTCCTCGAAACATTCTCTACGAGCACATTCTTCTAAACTTTCATCTTTTGGGTTCTGATGACCACCGGGTACTGCCCATGTGTAAGGGTAATCCCCACCATCACCTCTGCGAATCATTAAAACTTCGCCACCATCAGTTAAAAATAATATTCCTGAAGCTCTGCCTTCTGCTCCAGCATCTTTAGCTATAGGCTTGGATTCTTGAGCAGGAACTTGTTCCCCATGAATATCTGAAATACTCATTGCTGAATCAGGTACACAATTAGGAACTTGTTTACCATTTTTTTCTTTCATACCTACTTGATGATAATCTTCCCAGCATGGATCTTCATCAGGAATAGATTCTGCATAATCAATTAAAGCATCCAAGATATTGGTTAAATCATGCTTAACATCATCAGCATCACATTTCCACTTACGCAAGGATTTATTAATTCTTGAATCAGGATCATGGGCTGTTTTTTCTGATGTTAATTTTGCTTTCATGCCCTTCATACGAGCACAAAATGACGCTTTTCTTGATCCACCTTCAGGTTGTGGAGCTTTTAAATGTGCATGGTGAGTTCTATTGTAGTTTTCTCTACCTTTTTCATTTAATCCACCATTTTTGTTTTCACCTTTTTTGGTTTGCCAAAGTTCAGTATCAACACCAAATCTAGGAACTGGTTCACCATTTCTGACCATTACATCATCAGATTGCATGGCTTTTTGTAGGTAATTATCTACTTTTACACCTAGAATTTTACGACTAATAGCTTCTATTTCATGCCTAATTGAAGCAAGTTGATGCTTCGCTTCGCTTAATTCAGAGCTTTCATCTTCTATAAATTCAGGGGTACTTAATGGGGTGGGTTCTTCAGGGGATTCATCTTTTGAATGTTTGATGAATTTTTTTGCTACTTCTTTAGGGATGCCAATATTGCTTTTGCCACTTGCCGCGGCATACATAGCTTTTCGTTGCTTTTCTGATTCAAATGGCATAAAAAATACCCTACTTAGTTTTTATTGATTGTAATGCTAATTCCCCTTTTTTTGTCAAAATATTTTTGCATTGTTTTAAATTGTATAAATACACATAATTGCATCTACAATACACTTCTTCACTGGGTTGCGTAATCTGATCAGTATAACCATTAGGATGGGTTAAATAACCTTCCTTATCAGCCCAAGATCCACGAATAACATAGATTTTTTCATCTCTCTCTTTATGATCTTTACGATAATCATAATTAATTTGTCGCCAGTGGCTATGCCATTTCCCAGCAATAGCTCCATTGTCTACTGCAACTATGTCATTGATATTAGATATTAATTTATGAGTTTGATCAATAATTACCCTTCTTTGTTCAAACCCTATTTTCCCTAAAGATTTACGAATATCCTTTTTTTGCTGTACACGATCTACAACTTTTGATCCACCAGCAGGAATAGATGTTGCCCATCCTTCAAATCTACGCAAAACTGTATTGATTGCTTCTTCACGATTTAATTTAATTAAATTCGCTGATGTGACAATTCTACGATTTAGTTCAGCTTGTAGTTTAGGTTTTAGTTTATCAACATCAAATTTACTGATGTTGCCTTTTACTAATGATCCTTTGGTGACTAATCTATAAAAAGCTGATCTAAGAGCTTTTTCTAATTCTTGCTGTATTTGAGATTCAGGTATAAGTTCAGCTATTGCTGATTTGTAAATTCTATCCATCCACATCCTGATTCGTTCTTCAGAATCATAACCATTTTCTATGATGTCATTAACAGCTTCAGTTAGGATTTCAAAAAATGTCATTGTTTATTCTTTATAAGAAATAATTCCCAAGCACTCGGATGCATACGAGCTTTCCCATTTTCATAATTACTCCATCTTGCTTGTGTAGTATATATCAAACTGGATGCTTCAGATTGGCTTAATTTTCCTCTAGCAGAAATAATTTCTATAGGAGAAGGGACATACCCTTGTATGCCCCTTGATCTTTGTTTAATAACCATTAGTTAATGCCCATTTATCTATTTTGTTTATGGTTGTTAAAGATACATTTTTTTGATTGCCTTGGTTATTTTCTAAAAATCCATAAGAAAGTAAAAATTCAAGAGTTCCACTATAATTATCTTTGACTACATAACAATCTGACCATTCTTCTGAAAAATCAAGTTCACAGTCAAAACCATCAATAACAGTTTTTAAATTTTCTGCTACCATTTTTAAACTCCTTCAAATTGTTTTGAAACATTGTATTTTGAAACTTCAATGCCCATTTGTATTAATTTATCAGCTACTTCATCAGAATAGTTCATCCAAAGAACAGTATCAAATTTTCCACTATCAACCATGTCTTGAGATACAAGCAAACTTCTAATTGAATCACTAATTAATTTTGCTTCTTTTTTACTAATTGCCATTTTTATTCCTTTCGTAAAATTTATTAATAACCACCATCACGATTTCTGAAATATTCTTCATCAGAAGAATAATATCTAATAGGCTTATTGTTTTCTGCAAGAACCTTTCCTGATCCATTACATACTTCACAAGCTGAATCGTAAGCACCATTCATATAATTTTCCAAACTATCATCATCCCAATCTTCAAGATTGATGATTCCTAATTTTTTAGCATGACAACCTTCACCATCACAATTTAAACAAATTTCCCATCTACGCATTTTGATTCCTTTCGTGAATTAAACTACCAAACCTTCAATAGCCATCATATAAATAGGATGGACAACCAACATACAAACTAAAACAACAAGAAGAACATAGATCATTTTGATTTCCTTTCGTGTTAATCAAGACTACATCTTTATATTAATGCTTAATAAGCATAGTGTCAAGCAATTTGTTGCTTTTTTTTCATTAAATTTAAAAATATTTCTATTAAATAAGGATTGTCAATATTGGCTGAATTAAATACAGCTTGAGCAAATTCAAAATACTTTAGTTTTTTTTCTATGCTCCAGTTGGGTGGACTATCCAATACATCCCTGATATTGCAAATCTTATCAGCTACTTTGATTAGTTTTCCAGCATAGGAAATATTCTTTACCTTTTGAATCTGTGCCAGCTTTCTATCTTCACCATCCAAACCTACTGGATCAGTTACATCATCTACGATTTGAGCAATACAATCATTAAACATATTGCCAATATCTGAAATGCTGATAGCACAATCTTCTACAACATCGTGCAATAGTGCAGAGCACAAAATATCTTCATCGTGTATACCAGCTTCAAACAATAGTTTAGCAACTGCTATTGGGTGATTAATATATGGAGTTGCATTTGTATCAAGTCTTTTTTGATCTCGATGCAAAGTGCTTGCAAGTGATATTGCATTAATTAAATTTTTCAATTTTTTTCCTTTCGTTTTCCCACAATATCATAGTATCATGCTTAATAAGTATTTGCAAGCATTTTATTAAAAATAAATATTTTTGTTTTTTTGCACAAATTACTTTACATTTATGCTTAATAGGTATATTATAAAAATGTAGTCTTAATTAACCACGAAAGGAAATAAAAATGCAGATCGCCCAAGCAATTGAAATTATTCAGGAGTATCAAGTACAAAATGCTTTGCCTTTTATTTTGGAAGCTGTAATTGATATGCAAGACAATCGTGAAGATTTAAATCCACAACAACTTATTGCTTTGAATGTTTTTGTAGCAATGGGACAACAAATGTTTGCACCAGCCTAAGGAGAAAAAATGAGATACGCAATGCACATAGCTTATTCAGATATAAATCCTTATGAAGTTATTAGGGTAGTTTCTGAAAAATGTATACAGATCAGAGCAATGAAAGCTGAAAAAGCTCCTTCTTATAAGCCTGAATTTGTCGCTGGTGGTTTTAGTGCTGTTTGTATAAATCAAGGTGAACAAGAATGGATTATTGAGCCTGACGAATCAGCACCAATTATCAGGATCAGAGCAAATAAGAAGTTAGGTTGGGCTGATAAGTATGGACAGAAGTTTGTTTTAAGAGATAAGCCAGTTAAGTATTACGATTACAACTTTTAAAAAAAGCCCCCAGTAGGGGGCAAACGAGGGAAAAATTATGATGTCAAATCAAGAAATGTTGAAATTCGCAAATTATGTTTATAGCTTTTATGGTGCTGGTGGTGTTTATGACATGGATGTTCCTATTGAAATTATAAGACAAGCTATTCGCTTTTTACAATCCAAAGATGGTAGAGAGTTTCGTAATGATTGCCCTGTTTGTGGTGATTCTGTAGATCGTGAACACATCAGAGAAATATTAGAAAAAAAATATGGTTTTTTTGAAATAAACGCTTGACATTATGCTTAATTAGTATATACTGTAATTGTAGTAGTTATTTCACGAAAGGAATAAAAATGGAATTTGAAATTTATGGGTATTTGGTTCGGAATTTAGAGCAAGCTAGAGCTGTTCTTGCTTTGGCTGTCGCAAAAGGGCAGTTAGGTAGACAAGCTGTGGCTTTGCAAGTGATTCAACAAATTCAACAACAAGGGGGTGTGTGATGGCTGTTCGTGAGTTAAATAGGTATGTTCCTGCTGGTTATGAACCTTTGATGCAGGATGCAGAATATGGCATTGAGATCTTCGCTGATTTAAATAGATTGTGTGCCATTGGTTTTGCTGGTAGAAGAAATAACGCTGACTTCAGGTATCGCTTCAGCAATTTAGAAAGATTAAATGAGTATGTTGCTGATTATGTTCAAAGGATCAGGGGTAATGCTCAATATAGAGCACAACAAAGGGCACAAAGGATTGAAGCCAGTAGGCAAGTAGTAGTGAATGTTGGTGACATTTTTAGAAGTAGTTGGGGTTACGAGCAAACAAATATTGATTATTATCAGGTTGTTGCTGTTCGTGGTCGTATGATAGATGTAAGACCTATCAGCCAGTTAAGAGAGGGAAATGGATGTCCTGATCAGGGTTACTGTGTTCCTGTTCCAAATAGCTTTGTGGGTGATGCAGTTAGTAGTTATCGTGCCCAAGGTGATGCTGAAAATGCTTACTTTAGAGTTGCGAGTTACGCAAATGCGTATAGAATTAATCCTGTGGCTGTTGTTGCTGGTGTTCCGATTTATGAGCAAAGTCATTGGACTGCTTACTACTGATCCAGTAGGTTTTCCAGCCCCTTGAATAAAGGGGTTTTTTGCAACCTAAAATCATAGTATTATGATAAAATATTAATGAAGGAATTAAAAATGAAATTTGATAAAAATGCTGTGTTCTATGATTGTGATGGTATTCCAGTAGTTATTGGTGCTGGCAATGGCTTACCTTCATGTTGTGCTTTAGATGAAAAACATCCAAGAAAATTTCCAATTGATTCAGCAGTTAAAGGAACTTCGATTAATTATGAAGGTTTCATGGATTTAGTTAATTCATTCCATACCGAATCATAATCATCTTCCATTTCTTGAATTAATTTATTTCTTTTTTGTGCTTCTTCATCAGTAAAAGTTCTATTTTCTGATGAAACAATTCTATCCATTTTAGATATGATTTCATATTTATCGTGGTTTCTACTTTTTGCTTCAAGCATTTCAGGAATATTAACTTGTATTTCTGCAATTATTCCATCAATTTCTACATTCATTTTGGCATCACGATAACCAAATAAGTTGGATTTAACATTAGGATTTAATAAATCTCTAAAACCACTATCGAGAACTTTATATTCTTTTTTAATTTTATCAACTGCTCCTTGTGCTTCTGCAATTGTTTTAACTTCAATAGTTGATCGAACTAAATCTTTAATTTTTGTTGGATCTCCATTGTAATCATACATAATTTTTTCAACTGCTCTTTTTGTGCCTTTTAATGGTGGTTTTTTATATTCTCCATTTACTTCTTTAGTAATTTTTTCACCAATTGCATCAAATTTATCTTTTACTTCTGAAGCCTTTTCATAAATTGATTCCAATTTAATTCTTGCTTCAGGTTTTAATGGTTCTAAGTCTTTTGTATTAAAAACATTTTCTAAGTGTTTTTTATTATTCTTAGCTGTTGGAGCTTTAGGTTTATATAATAAAGCTGGAGTTGCTGGAGTTGTAATAGGTGCTACTGCTTTTCCTGTAGTTGGTGCTTCTGCTCCACCACCTGCACTGGTGAATTTTCCATCAGTATCTCTAGGATGATCTGCTTCTTGCCATATAGCATCATTAACAACTAAATAATCTTGTGATCTCAATAAAGCACATACAGCTTGTGTATGTTTAGGATAAACAGTTACAAATTGCCCTGATTTTTTATTGAGAAATCGCATAACAGCACTCCTAAGATACTTTACGAGTTAATTTTTCTTCAGGCATTGTTCCCTGAGGTGGTTCATATTCAGATATTAAATCAGGATCAAGATTTAATGAACTTTCAAATAAATCTTCCATTTCATTAATATTATCCTGTGCCCATTGTATCAATGTTGCTCTGTTTTGTGGATCTATGACTGGTAAAACAGTACGCAATACTTCGTTAATAGATTTAATCTTAATGTCTGCAACTTTAACTTTTTCGCTTGGTGGTTCTTCCATGAGAGAAGTCCAATCAGCTTTATATGCATTTTGCCACATATAAAAAGCCTGCTCATAAGTCTTATCCTTGTAGATTTCAGGATATTGATTTTGAACTGCTTCGAAAAATTCTCTATTCCATGCACGATGCTGTACGATCTTGTCAAAGAATTTAAACAAGCTATCCATGTCATTTCTAATACCATCTATGAATTGAACTATGGCTTTTGCATCCTCTGTACCTTCTCCAAATCCTTGCGTAAATGCTTCATCTTTGAGCAACAATGCAGGAACATCAGAAGCAGCGGCTATGTTCGCTATGATGTTATTTCTAGCAGTTGTCATAGCAGTATCAGTATTAGTGAGATTTAGTGCTTCTATACTTTCATCAATATCAATAGAAAGCACATTACCTGTTGCTCCTTGCTGAAGATATGTTCTCTTAATTCCAGCCGCCATTTGCATCAAATTATTAACAATTGATCCAGCAGGTTTTTGTTTTGAAATTAATAATCCAGCCTTAAAAGTTACCAAATCATCAGTGATCATGGATTGCACAAACGATTTCAAAGGATATAAAGCTCTTAAAAATACTGATCTACCAGTAAAGCCAAACGCTGAGGATTGGAAACTTAAATAAATTGGAGTGTTGTTAAATACAACTACTGATCTACTAGGATGATATGGTTGCCCTGCCGCTGTACTCCAAGCTAATGGTTTTTGGAAATCAGGAGCATTAGGGTTTTGATTCGTGACAATCGAACCAGCCAAGTTCAAAGGATCGAGTTGATTAAAGTAAATTTCTTGATCAGCAAGTTTCCATAAATCTAATGGTTCAGTTGTAGGTATATTGGGAGCACCAATAACGATAGCACCAGCACCATAAGCTCTTTTAATAAAGCTCACATCACGAATATGGTTCGTTGCTCCTAGTTTTTCCCATTCTCTCTCAAATGCATCAACTAACATTTCTTTTGGTTCAGCATCTACTGTAATGATTCTAGGTTTGGATAAAGCCATCATAATTGGCTTTTCTACGAGTTTTCCACCTAAAGGATGATATTCCCATAGGGTTTTACATAATTCATAACTAGCATTATCCCCCGGCTGAATATCGCCTGAAGCAAGAATATTCATTAGATTTCCACCAATGGTTGTAGTAGTTATCGTTATATCTGACATAGTTATCCTTTAATAGCCATATTTATCGCCAACTCCAATAGCAATTCCATAAGTAAAACAATCCAATAGATCATCAGCCCTTTTATGAGCATCACGATCACCTATTCTAAATCCAGTTACTTGAGTAATCAAATGATTTCTTGTAGATCCTTTGAAACTTGCTACCTTATCAAATGCATATTGCGATATTTTAAGTTTTTCTTGGTGAAAATGTCCTGAAACTGAAATAGCTCTTTCATCTTTGCCTACAGCAGTAAGTTTGGAATCTATGGCATGAGTATTCCATCCTCTAGTTCTTCCCTGTTGAATAAGAATTGATCCAGTTGCAGTATCCTCAATAAATAGCCCAACACTTCCATTTCTAGCCTGTGTTTTTCCTGCAAAATCATCTAATCGCTGAAAGATAGTAGGAATATAACTTTCTAATAAAGCTCCATCCACTTGCAATATATCCCAATCCAAGATAATTAATGGCTGACCATATAATTTGTTGATTGCAAAGTAAATAACACCTGTACCATCATTTTCTTTGCCACCTTTGACTGCTGTATCCATTACAGCATAAACACCATCACATTTAACTGGATAATCCAAAGGCTTACCATCTTGTAGCATTTTATCTAAGCTAAAGAAAGCAATCCCTGACCAGTCCACAAATTCAGCTAGATATTCTTGCTGGAATACTAAAGGATTATTGCGTTCCCTTTCTTTTTCGAGTTCTTCAGGTGGTACATAAGGATTTGTACTGGTTGGCTTATGAAATGATGTAAATCCCATATCAGGATCATTGCAGATCGAATAAAAGAAGTTTTCAGTATCAACTCCATTAGGAGTTGAAAATACCCATGCTGTGCCCCTTGTGGTGAGCATGGTAGGTTTTAATGATCTCTCCCAAATCTCTTTCATTTGTGGAGTTTTGGTAAATGATGCTTCATCAATTAGGATTAGATCATACTCTCTACCCCTACCAGCAAGTTCATTATCATTTAATATCCAAAAATCAACCTTGCCACCAAATTTAGATTTGATTGTTCCTTCATTTCTGTTAGCTGATGAAATAATAGGAGTTAGGATTTCTCGTATGTGATCCCATGGTTCTTGTAGCTGTTTGTATTCAGGAGCAAATATCCCCACTGATTTCTTCTTACATATTGCATCAGTAGCTAGGATCTCTAAAAATCTAGTCTTACCCCATCGTCTGCCACATCTAACTGCATTGAGCTTAGATCCATTTAGGTATAGATCAGTTTGCCCTGCATGGAATGTTGGAGCATAGATGTCATACTTCATTAGTTTTTACTGGAAGTCCACCATGATATGTAATTTCTACTGATCCAGTATTTTCTACTTCTTGTCTATCTTTCCAGCCAAGAACATTTTTAGCTGTAAATATGGCAAATGGTTGTGAAAATGCTCCAGCCATTGCACCTTCAACGAGTATAGATTCTTGATATTCTTTAGCTTTTTTATATGCGTTAGAAAAGTTTGGATGTTTTAACTCTCCATTAGCTTTTTTTGATGTAGCCCAATCCCAAAGAGTTTCCCTAGTTACTCCAATATTACAAGCAAATCTAGCTAGTGTTGGGAACTTACAGGGAACTAATTCTCTTTTTTGTCCACCACTACGATCTTTAAGAGTTACTTCTTTATAGGGTTCTATGTTAAAGAATTCAATAAGTTGATCGCAATATTCTTCTTTGTAGACAGTTGGTCTACCCATTGGTAATAGATCTTCAGGATTTTTTCGCTTAGTCATAGTTGGGATACTATCACAAATTTACAGGATTTACTCCAAATTGTTCTTCGATAAATTCAAGTAAGGCTTGCTCGTTAATTCCATAGCGAGCTTCAAATTTCCCTTTTTTACCAAGAGAGTGAACACCGGTATTTCCTCGATGATGCTCGAAACATAATGGGATGACTGGAGCTTGCTTTCTTGGGATGTTTCCATTTCTGATATGGTGAATTTCTGCGGGCACTCCTTCGAATCCAATAAGGTGGCATAAGACACAGCCAAAGTTTGCGAGTTTTCCATAATAGTCTTTTTCTTTTTTCGTTGTCATTTTGTAATGTATAGCATCAATGTTTACACCTTCAAATTCTGTCATGGATCTATTCCATGTTCTACTGCAAAAGCCATAATGTATTCTATGAACTCTGACATTTCTGCCACTGTAAGGTGAGAAGTATGTCGAAATACAATATCTACTCCTTGATAATCAATTGATGGTAATATTTCAATTGATTCACCTCTTGCTCTTAACCAACCAGCAGTTAGGAGTCTTTTCCATGTATCTACTTCTCTATATGATCCTGCCCATTCTACCTTTCTGGATATTATTTGGATAAGGGTATGCAATAGCGCATTTTGTTCCAGGCT